TTTGTCCCTGCTTCATTTGTTACCGGAGGGGCATATCCATTTCTTCCTAGATATTTCTCAATAACACCATCATGAAGTTCTGAAAGTCTACTCGGTCCAGAAACCCTAGAATTTGAAAATTCGTAACAACACCCTGTCCCTCTGTAATTAAAAGAGCATCTATTTGCGAATATAAGTCTGGATGGCAATTTTATATTTTTTAGGTCAAAAATAGAATTCAATTCATATTTTAGGACAAGTTTACTCTCCTCAACCTTTCTATCTACATAATAGATTTGTGGGGTAAATTCATTGTTCGGAGACTCTTCATAATCATCAGGCTTTTTCCTTCCCGCAAAATTAATTTCATCAATAAACTTTAAAAAAGTTCTTTTTATTGTAACTTTGGCCCCGACAAGGTCTCTCAGGCTGGCAATTTGGCATTTTAACAAAGATAAGGCGGCGCTCCCTTCCTCGATTGTGCTTAATGTTAAAGTTGGAGTTGGGAGAGTTCCAGAGCCAGTTATCTCCAACCCTTCTATCATTATAGGAAGGGCGTAATATGTATTGCCTTGAAAAACAATATTGCTGTTAATTAGATTGATATTGTTGTGAAATCTAAAAATTTTAATTTGCTCCTCTTGTAGGTTATTGCCAGTTAAAGATGCTAGTTTGCCATCTTCGAAAAGAATATCAGTAAGATCAATTTCTATAAATGTTAATATTGGAGATGGCTGTAGTTTTGCGGACTCAGCCTGAACCTGCTTAACGGATGTTTGTGCTTGCGTTCTTGTTAAAGTCATTTTATTATTGTAATATTAATTCATAGGGTTCCGGTTTAACTTGATTGAATGTAGCTGTAATGTCAAAGTGTTCTCTTTTTAATGATGTTACTTCCCATTCTTCGCAGGTATACATTTTTTTGGCCTTGAAAGGTTTCGGCGGCTCAAAAATAAACGCTTCAACCCCACTCCTTTCATGAAGAAAGTGAATAATTGCATTTGTTTCAAGCAAATCTCTCGTCATAAATTTGAATTGGTAGCTATTTAAATTGGTGTTGATTCCGTCTTGGGATCGATGCTCGATGCTGAGACCAAATCTTGCAATTTTTAATCTGGGCGACTGAATTAAAGTTGAGCCATAAGACGCTTCCCAAATAAAATACTTTTTGGTTACATTGTTTAAGGTTGTTTCTCCTTTTGACCATTTCGTAGTATCGTATGATGATGATGTTATGTCACTACTTTCTCGATTGTGGTCTTTAAGGGCATAATAATAAATGAATGAGTTTTTAGGATATTCTACAATTTCATTTTTTTTGAATGAACTTTTAGATCCCCAATATTCTATGTCGTAAATTGATGGTTGACTCATAGTTTTTTAATTAACTTCCTGCTGAAAATTCAAAATGATATACGCAATCTTCGTATTGGTTACTTTCTTGAGATAAAATTTTAACACTTCCATTATTACTACAAAGTTCTAAATAACTAAGTTTGACTTTTCCTATACATTTACACGTTGGTATATTGTAATAAATAGACGTTTCTTCTGAAATTGTAATAGAATCTTGGTCGTAAGATTGCAATAAAACTCCATCTGTATTAAAAAGCGATATAACTATCTGATTATATGCCGTGCTTGTGCAAAAATTTCCGTATTTAACTATTATGGTTACTATAGATGGATAGCTGCCATCATCACATAAAAGCGGTTGAGACTTGCTCGGGGTTGGGCTCGGCGTCGGAGTTTGACTAGATGTTGGCGTAACGCTAGGAGTGTTACTCGGGGTTGGAGTGTTGCTTGGGGTTGGGGTCACGCTGGAGCCTGGGCTACTCGTAGGGGTCGGTGTCTGCGTCGGGGTATTAGATGGTGTATTACTAGGAGTATTTGATGGGGTATTACTTGGAGTTGGTGTATTCGACGCTGAATTTGACGGCGACGCAGAATTTGATGGTGTCGGAGTGCAAATCCCTCTCCCACAATACAAATCACTTAAACATTCAAAGCAATACTCTTCATCTTCTCCAATATTATCATAAATATCATTCAATCCGGTATTTAAAATATTTGCCACCCCCGATGTATTAATATTACCAGCATTGTAATGAGAATAATTCGGCATAGCTGGTTTTGCCAGTAAATTTGAATCTAATTTTTTCAAAAATGTTCTGTAATTAACAGAAGCAATGATGTTCCCCTCTGTCGTTGCTGAATAACTTTCTGCGGTCAACCTCATTCCAGAAAAAGCGTAACTAATTAATGTGTCATGGGTTTGATATTGTTTTAGATTAAGTGTTAAATTTTCAATTTTCTCCTTATAGGGGGTTTGGCGCATTCTTGAAAAGTCGTAATTGTCAATTTCGACATCCAGTCCTAAATTTATTTCCAATGGATAGTTAATTTCTGTATATTTAGGTATCCTGCTACCAAGGATATAAAAGCTATTTCTATTGATATTATAATTTAATTCAATAGATTGCACTCGATTTGTATTGAAATCATCAAGAGAAATTTCTATAGACCCAGGGTCAATAATTTTGTAATTTCCTGTATTATACAAATTTTTGGAATTGTTTGTTAATTCGTTTAGAATTTGTTCGTCCCCACTTCCAATTGGGCCAAAATCACCCAAAACAGAAAAAGTTGCATTAATTTCAATTGGATTATCGATTGAGGCTCTCATTCCATAATTTGTCAAATAACCACTTTGAAAAGTCAATGTTTCTTCAGCGCTTCCGTTTTTTGGCATTATATAACCATTAACACCCTGCTCCCCCGAATATTGCAATAACACATCAGGACCAACCGCTATAGTTGAAATATTAACGGTCCCAATTTGTGGGCCGATTGGATGCTCAACAATTTCCTGTTGCTGCATCCCCAAAAACTTTATATTTTCCTTATTAGAAGTCCATGAGGTTGAAATAGATTGAACTCCACTCAACAGATTTTCACCCAAAAATACAAATGCGTCCCTTTTATCTTGCCTTCCGAAAGTATTTGTTATCATAATTTTATTTTAAAACATTATTCAAAATGTTTATTATATTCTTTTTGTCAAAATAAGGGATTCTTAATAATTTTATGTTATTATTTTTACACCAATCATTTTTAATGTTATCTTTTGTTTTTATATCTTTTAATTTATCTTTGCCTCCGAAATACTTTACAGGTTCAAAATGTTGTTTTCCGTCATATTCTATTAGGAGATTATAGTTTGGAAGATAAAAATCAAATTTTAATCTACGTTTAGTTTCTATATTTATACAGGTTTTGAAGGTTTTTTGCTCCTTGAAATTTATATTATTTTTTTCCAAATAATTTCTTATCATATTTTCACCAGTAGAGCTGGCGCATTTTAAACACCCACTCCCTGCTAAATGACAAGTTGGAGTTTGCTCAAATATTCCGTGCTTTTTGCAAATTATCTGAACTTTTACATTACATCTTTTATACTCAACCGGTGAATAGTCGTATTTATCATCGTGAATTTTTTTGGCATCTTTAATAAAACGCTCTTTTGTTGAAAATTTTCCAGAACAAAACCGACACCTAACTCCCTTTATATGATTACTTGGAGTCATAAAAAACTCACCGTGATCCGGACAAAGTATCTTAATTTTTGTTGAGTAATTTACATAATCAACCAAAGAGTAGTCATACTTATCCCCATGAACTTTTTTGGCTCTTTTTATAAATTTGTCATTATCTAAATACTTCTTATTACAGATTTTACATCCCTGTCCTTGAAGGTGTTTAAATGCCTTCTGGCGGAATGCGCCATGCTCTGGACATAGTATCGTTACGTAATCATGGCATTTTTTGTATACAGTTAATTCATAATTGTATTTATTTTTGTGAATTTCATTAGATCTATTGATAAAATCATCGTTTGCAATAGTTCTTTTTTTAAAAGAGCATTTTTTACATCCATTCCCCCTGATGTGTGCCATCGCATTTTGAAAAAACTCTCCGTGAATTTTACATACAATTTTCACGTTTGACCTCATATTAACATACTGACTATCTGAATAATCGTATATATTGCCATGTTTCTTTACAGATCTCTCTACAAATTCTTCTTTTGTTATCTTTTCTGACATTCCTTTTTCCTTTTACCGTATTATTTAACCTTAAAGCCTATATTATTATTTACATTATTATAGGCCCAACGGTGTAAAAATTAATAACAAAGCAATAAGGTATAAGGCAAAATGGCAATTCCAAACTGGGAAAATGATAAAAATTATAAGAAGTATGATATAATTGAAGAACCGGATGGTTCAAATATCTTTTATTATGCTACTTTTGACCACAATTCTTCATTGTCTGGATCAAGTGGTTCAAGTGGAGCTGCTGGAACATTTTATACAGATAAAGTAAAATTTGCGGGAATTTTGGAGGTTAATGGTGAAAAAATCCCTCATTTCTTTTGGAAATCAGATTATAACACTCGATATTCCGTCAAAACCGAAGTAAAGAAAACAAAATATGGCGACGGCTATGAACAAAGAAGTAAGGCAAACTTCGATAATATTCTTTTAAACTTGGATTTAACCTTCTCCAACAGAAGTTACAAAGAGGCTGTAGCGATTTTACATTTCCTAAATAGGCGCAAAGGATATGAGCAGTTTATTTTTACTCCTGAGTATATTTATACAACCTACAATTATTCTTCTCCTTTGAGATGGATTTGCAAAGAGTGGACCCACTCCCATCAATTTGACGAAAATAATGTAATTAAAGCGACCTTTAACCAAGTTCCAATCAATGGAAAGTTTGAAATAATAAGGTAAGATATTATGATATATTGGGATAATGTAGATGTTATTATTGGAGGAAGCACGGGTATAATGGCCGACGGCGCATCATTTTCTTCTAAAAATTCTTTAACCCCAGTTTATTCAATAGGAAATATTGGAACTCATAGTATTACCCCGAATGGCCCAATCACCAATGAATTCTCATTTTCTTACTCACCTTTGGTAAATGGAGATCCTAATTTTGACATAGCGAATGGAATTAAAGAACTGACCAACCATTTGTATACCGGAGTAACTATAGAGGTGAATGGAATAACCGGTTTTGACTGTAGATTAAAATCACTCTCCTATCAAATTAGACCAAATGATATTGTCAGAGCTAATGCAACTTATGAAAGTTTTGTCAATACATCTGGCAATGCTTTTGCAAACCATTCTTACAGTGGGGATTATAAAAATAAGAATGACATAGCGCATGGATGGACAACATATTTTAACACCCAATCAGATTATTTTGAAGCGCCGATTTATAATCTTTCTTATAGTTTTGAAGCGAATTTCTCTCCAAGGTATACATTGGGACGAAAAGAGGCGGCGCAAGTTTCTTTTATGTCTGCAACGGAAAGAATTGATATAGATCAAGATACATATTCCCCAATTCAATTTTCTGGAGAAGATGTTTTTACATCACTATTGGTAAACAATACTTCTGGATTGGATTTTATGACATTGAATATTGTCGGCTATTCAGAATATGATACTGGAGTTAAGCCATTTACTGGAGATTATACTAACATGACCATCAATTTGTCAGGAATGAAAATAGCACAATCCAATGTAGATGCTAAAATAAACGATATTCTTGCCAATAAATTATCATTGATTAAATACTTTTAATTTTTAAAAAAAACATGCAATATACCTTCAGAAACGCAGAATTAAAGTTTAATGATAAGAGCATACTTGCTGATAGTGTTAATTTTTCACTCAATGCCCCGATTGAAGGTGTTTTTAGAGAGGGCGAGAAGAATTCGTATGATTTTGCACCCGTAAACGGAAATGATAACTCTCTGAGTGTTAGTTATTTGCTAACTGGTAGTGACCCAATTAAAGAATACGTGCATCTTGAAACAGGTTCCATATCTGGATATTTCGGCGGCCTTTATTTTCAAAGTGGTTATTTAACAAGTTATTCATTCAATGCAAACCCAAATCAGCCAATTTCAGTAAATGCCAATTTAAAATTCTTTGAACCTTTAACTGGAAACTTCGTTCCCTCAGAAAACACCGCCACCGATTACAAAATATTAAACATTGCTGACGTTTCAGTTACAGGAACTTCATTGGGGAGTTTAGACGACATTGATTCTGTTTCATACTCTTTTAATCAAAACATTGTCCCACAGTATATCATTGGAGAGACAAAGCCGCGCAAAATTCTTTTTGAAAGCAAAGAAATTTCAATGAATATTAATGGGGCGCATATTACTGGAAATTTGCCGCCACAAGGAATTTGGGCCGACTATCAAATAACATTACAACATCCAGAAATTAGCTCATTGAGTGAAGTTTATTTTGTCAATGGAAAAATAATGAATAGATCAATAGAAACGAGTGCTGGCAATGAAATAAAAACCAGTTTAACAATAAAGCAAAATTATACCAAAAAGCGCCCGATTATTACATCTATTTCAAGGTCAACGATTTACGCAGGACAACAACTCAATATTTATGGCCGCAATTTATTAAATGTTGAAAAAGTGCTTTTTTGTATTAACGGGGAAACGATACCAAGAAAAGAGGCGACCTTTACAATAGGATCGGATACTGTTATAAGAGCCGTTGCTCCAGCAGGTGTCAGTCGAGGACCAATAGAGTTAAGACCATAAAAATAACAAAATAA